TGGTATTCAGTCTTGGTATAACTTAGGTTATGCTATTGGCAGAAACTGGAGAGGTAGCTGGTCTGCATCAGCTACCTATTATGCAAATGATATGGTTTACTATAATGGTAATTCATATCTAGCAGTTAGAACTGGAACTAGTGCTACACCGCCTAATGCTAGCTCTATTACAGGTGTTGCAGTTATTAGTACAACTGGTCAGTTTAGTTGTACTACTAACTCATTTGTAGTTGGACAAACAGTAGTAATTTCAGGAATAGAAACTGGTACTGCAACTATTACTGGATACGTTGATCCTACAGTTTACTATATTGTATCAACTGATGGAGCAACACAATTTACACTATCTAGTACGCTTGGTGGTACGCCTATTACAACTACTGTTGGAACTACTACACTTACGTTTCAGCAGTACTGGGCACAGAGTACTAAACCAAGTACTTTAATTTTAAACGGTGCTGGTGCACCTAGTAGTGGTATAGGTAATAATGGTGATTATTACTTAGACACTACAAACACAAGATTTTATGGACCTAAAAGCGGCGGAACTTGGTCAACCTACGTATCACTAATAGGAACTCCAAATGCAATTCTTAGTGGTGCTGGTGCTCCTAGTCTTGGTACTGGTAATAACGGTGATTATTACATAGATACTACCAACAAACGATTTTATGGACCTAAAGCTAGTAATATTTGGTCCGGCAGCTACTCATCACTAGTAGTAAGCGCTAATACTTTTTTAAATGGTAGCGGAGCACCTAGTAACAGCTTGGGCAGTGATGGAGATTTTTACCTAGACACTCTTAATAATAGGCTGTATGGGCCTAAAGCTAGTGGTGTTTGGCCCGGCACTTATGCCCTCTTAGGCAACTATGTGTACAGTGGCAGTGGAATACCCTCTGCTAGCCTAGGTAATAACGGTGATTTTTATATTGACACCACCGCTAAAACCTTTTATGGACCTAAGGCGTCGGGTACTTGGACTACTAGTTTTTCACTACAAGGAGCAGTTGAGTTTCCTTCGCAAACGGGTCAAGCTGGAAAGTTCTTAACCACAGATGGTGCTGTGGCCAGTTGGACAAATCGTCTTGCAAATCCAACTGTGCTTAATGATATTTCACCACAATTTGACGGAGCTACTGCTAACTTTACCCTAAGGCTAGAGCAAGATGCTGTAACCAGTACATTTGATAGTAAAGACTTAGAAGTAGTAGTAGATGGGCTAAGACTATCGCCATATACTAGCAAGTATACATGGCCTTGGATAGTAGAGTATGATTCTTTTAGGGGATATAGGGTACGGGATGTTAATTCTGTAAAATATGTTACTATTTACAATGCACCTGTTGCTGGTAGCACTGCACTGTTAATCCTAAGACCTACTCTAACTACTTTGCAAACAACACGATACCCCTTTTCAGCGACCAGTGTCGCACTTGGAGACTAATTAAAAATGGCAAAACACGTAATCCTTGAAAATTATAGTTTTACCCCTTCAACAAAAACTATTGTTATTACTGGTAAAGCTATTCGCCGTGAACAGCTCCTGTTAATCACTAATGTAACGCCCAATGCCTCTTATCAAGGCACTGTGATTTATAATTTTAGTGATCCGGCACTTGGTGTATTAGGCTATACAACAGCTATTGATGCAACAACAGGAACTGAAACCACCACGCTTTCGCTAAACTATAATACAGCAGCTATGGCTACTACTGACAAGCTGGCTATTTTAGTGGAAGAAACTTATACTGAACTGATTCCTGCTGAGGTTATGCGTGACCCGGTAGATAAGCTGCGGGTAAGTACACCACAAAGTTTGATTGATACTGACTTTGAGTATGGCCAACAACCAACTAAGTGGGAAAGTATTAACTTACTTAATAATCGAGCTAGTGCTAACTACGACAGTACGCAACCAGCTATTATTAGCAATATTACTGCTAGCGGTAACGTGATTAGTGTTACATTGCAAGCATTTAGCGGTACTATTACTAGTGCAGCAATTGTGTCCACAATTACTGGTATTTCCAGTACAGCTGGTTTATATCCAGGTGCTGTGTTAGTTAAACAAAGTGGTACCGGTACATTTGGTAGTGGTACTACATTTGTGCTATCCGTAGATAGTACAACACAAATTACTGTGCAAAGCGGTAGTGCTATGACTGCTGGAGCTTTTGTGTTTACCACACAATTACCCTCAGTTGGTCAACCACTATTTGTGCAAGGTACCTTAGACGCTGCAAATGCAGATGGTTGGTGGTTGTGTACAGCTAGTACAGCGGGCACTGGTGTATTTACCTACAACACTATTGTTAATCCTACTGTGACCCCTCTAGTAGATAGTGTTAGAAGCTATATTTGGTATGGTAATTTTTACACTGGTGCAGCAATTCCTGCTGGTACAACCGCAATTGTTACAGACGGAACGCGTGCTACTGTAACTACTACTTTTGGTCATGGTTTGCGCGTTGGTGATGCTATCTATATTGTTGGTAGTTCAACTAATACAGCGCTTAATAATACTTGGATTGTTGAACGTACGCCTACAACCAATACATTTACATTCCTAACCAGTGCAGCAGCTACAACTCATACTACGCCTTTAAACGCTTGCGTTTATCCACGATCACAAGGCTACGTGCAACACAGGCCGTTTGATGGTGGTGTGCAGTTTAGTAATGTAAGCCCCTATCACGGCTATCAGGTTATTCGTCAAACACGTCGTCAATTCCGTTATCAAAGTGGTAAAGGTATTCAGTTTTCAACGGGTAGTATCTTAAAACCAGCACTGTTTGTTGAAAACTTAACAAATGGTGGTAGTGGAAGTACCATTACAGTAACTTGTAAATATCCGCACGGATTGCTGCCAGGTTCTATTATTAAAGTTATTGGTAGCACTGATACTGCCTATAATGGTAATTATGCAGTAGTTACAGTAAGTGGTCTAACATTTACCTATATCAGCACAAACCGTATTGATGCTACCGGATCAATTCCTGCAGTAGCTCCAGCACCAGGGTTTCCTATTACAGTAAGTCCATTTACTTGGTATGGTAGTTATAATCGTGTAGGTATGTTTGATCAACAAAACGGATTCTTTTTTGAATTTGACGGTCAAACCGTGTACTGTGTAAAGCGTAGCAGTACTACACAAATTTCTGGTTCAATTGCTGTTAATGCTAGTAGTAATGCGGTAACTGGAACTAGTACAAAATTTAGTCAACAGCTAAAACCAGGTGATTATGTAGTTATTCGTGGTATGAGCTATATTGTTCAGCAAATTACTAGCGATACAGCAATGACCATTTATCCTGAATATCGTGGTGCTGCTAATATTACTGGTGCAGTGGTTAGTAAAACCATTGATACTAAATTTGCTCAAAGTTCTTGGAATATTGACAAAATGGACGGCACTGGTGCAAGTCTAATGAACGTAGACTTAACCAAAATGCAAATGTTTTACATTGATTTTACTTGGTATGGTGCTGGTGCAATTCGCTTTGGATTTAAAAATAATCGTGGTGAAGTTGTTTACTGTCATCGTATTCCTAATAACAATCTTAATACCGAAGCTTATATGCGTACTGGTAATATGGTTGCACGTTATGAAACCAATACCCTAACACCATATACCTATCTTACTACAACACTAGCCAGTGGTGCTACTACCTCAATGACTGTAGCAGATGCTAGTGGATTTCCGGCTGCAGGTACAGTAGTCTTAAGTCAAGCAGCCGACACTGGTGGTGTAATTGAGTATGTTAGCTATGCTAGTAAAACTGGTAATACACTAAATACTCTTACTAGAAACGTTCAAAATATTACTGTGGTAGGTGCTGGTACTGCGGCTGGTGGTAGTGCAACAGCTACAGCATTTACAGTTACAGGTGTAACCACAGGCAGTTTAGCAGGCACAGCTCCTATTAAAGTAGAACTGTACGGTCCAAGTCAAGCAAGCACTATCAGTCACTGGGGTTCGGCAGTGATGATGGATGGTCGTTATGACGATGATAAGTCGCTAGTGTTCGTGGGCGGTATGAATCGTACACAAACTATTACTAATATTGGTCAAGACGTTACACAACCACTGGTAAGTATTCGTATTGCACCTAGTGTTGATAATGGCTTAACTGGTGTGCTTGGTAGTCGTGAAGTAATTAATCGTATGCAGCTGGTTATGCGCGGTATTTCTGCATTTACTAGTGGTAATACATTCTTAATTACACTGCGCTTAAACGGCCGTGTTAGTGCTGGTCAATTTGCACAGGTTGGTGGCTCCAGTCTTGCACAAGTAGCAGTTCATGCTAGTGGAACTACAATTACTGGTGGTGAAACTGTGTTTGGTTTCTATACCAGCCCCGGTGTTAATACTGAGGACTTAAATCAGGTTCGTGATTTGGGTACTAGTATTCTTGGTGGCGGTACAAGTAATACTTGTCCAACAGGATTTCAAAACTTGTATCCAGATGGTCCCGATATTATTACAATCTGTGCTACAAATGTAACTGCAACCACTACAAACTCAGTTTTGGCTCGTATTAGCTGGACGGAAGCACAGGCATAACCATGGCTACTAACAATAATCTTCGACATATTGCTTCAGCAACAGAGCCAAAAGGTGCTAATGTTGGAGACGAATGGTATAATCTATCAACACGTACCCTTTATAAAAGACTTGTTAGTAGCACAGGAGCACTAGTTTGGGTTGATATTACCACTACTAATAGTAGTGGTAATAAAATCCTTATTAATCCTACTATTACAGGCTATACTGAAACTGTATCTTATCAAACAGTTGTTAATAATGCTCTTACACTTTCATTAGATAATGGTTCTCTTCAAAATATTACTACAATGGCAGGTGCTAATACAATTACACTACCTGTATCAACTAGTGCCGGCAAATCATTTACTTTATTTTTAAACTATGTAAATACTCCAACTAGTATAACTTTTTCGACTACTATAGGTAGTATTAAATGGAGTGCAGGCACTACACCTACACCCACACTAACAAATGGAAAGATCGATTTTTATACTTTTGTTAGTGATGGTGTAAACTGGTACGGTGTTCAAATTGCAAATTATTAAATTACCTTTATGTAGTAATATTATATTTAATATGGAAATTATTTAATGTTTTCTACTTTTAAAATTCAATCAACATTTGGAGGTCCAGCAGTACCAACATCACTTGAATATCTAGTTGTTGCAGGAGGTGGTGGCGGTGGTGAAACATATAATTCTTATTATTCCGCTGGTTGCGCTGGCGGTGGTGGTGGAGGTTATAGAACTGGAACTTTTATTCCTTCTGCTGGAACATTATATGCAGTAACTGTTGGTATTGGTGGTATTGGACAAGGAACCTTTGACCTACCTAATAGAGCACTTGCAACCAATGGTGGAAATTCAGTATTTAATACAATTAGTGCTTCTGGAGGAGGCGCAGGTGCTGGAGCAAATAAAAATAATGGTAATAGTGGTGGTAGTGGGGGCGGAGGCGGAGGCGGAGCCGAAAACCCTGAAGGTAATAGAGTAAGGGTAAATGCTGGTACAGGGGGTTCTGGTAATGTCGGAGGCTATAATCCTGTAGAAGGTTATGCTGGTGGTGCTGGATTAACAAATAAATCAACTTATTTTAATGCAGGTGGTGGTGGTGGTGCTGGTGGTATTGGTGGAAATGCTAGTACAAGTAGTGGTGGATTAGGAGGCGCCGGGCTACCTAATTCAATAACAGGAATTTCTGTTACTTATGCTTCTGGTGGACGAGGAAATCAACGGTCTGGTCCACAATATGGCATGAATCCAAATATAGGTGGTGGTGGTAATGGCGGTGCTTTTACTGATGGTATGTATGGTACAGATGGTATTGTTGTTATTGCATATTCCAACGCCTTTCCAAATCTTAGTAATATTACTGCAGGACTGATTTATACTCTTGATACTACAACTAGAGCTGGATATAAAGTATATACATTTACTGGTGGTACTGGTACAATTAGTTGGTAAATTTTAATAATATTTATTTATAGGTAAATTATAAATGCTTAATGATGTAAAAACAATCCTAGCCGTATTTATAGTTGTTATCCTAGCCAGCTTAGCCTGGCTAGGCTACAATCATGTGCTAGACAAAGGTCGTGCTGAAGCTAAGCTGGAGTGTCAGCAAGAAAAGGCAAAATATGAGCTGGAATTAAAGCAAAAAATTAGTGATTTAGAACTGGCACTTACTGCAACTGCCCAAGCTAGTGAACAAAAACAACAAGAGTTGGGTAAAACTATTCGTGATATTCGTAATCGCCTAAAAAATCAGCCGGTTAGTGTTATAGAAGCCGGACAGTGTGTACCAACAATAATTTTTATTGATAGCATTAATCAAGCAATTTCCAAAGCCAATCGAGAATGAAAAAACTAGTTTTAATTCCACTAATATTGTTGGCGGGCTGTGCGTGGTTTAAAAAATCCACGCCAGAACTTCCACCAATACCTGCTACCGAAAGTCGTGTGGTAGTAGACCCTAAATCATTGCAAGCCTGCGAATCCCTACCTAAATTTGTGGGTAGGGATTATGTGGAACTTGCAGATCATTACCTGACCGTAATTAACCTTTACGGTCAGTGTAGCCTAAAACAACTTGAAAGCATTGCTATTATCCGTAAGCTTTCAAATCTGGACAAATAAAATGAAAGATCACCTACGTTTTCGTAATATTTTTATGATTGGTGGTACTATCATTGTTATGGTTTACTTGTATCTTAGTGACCCTAACGGTGGTAACCTTACTATTCCATTCTTAGCTAAACTGGCTACTCCAGTGGTAGCTGTGTGGTTTGCACACCTAGCACGCCGCGCACTATTTGACTATGCTGATATGGAGAGCTTGCTGAAAAAGGCACGCGAAACTGCCACTGGCGCAGGCTTAGCATTTTTAGGTCTTTGCCTAATTATCTACGGCCTACTCTCACTATTCGGTTCGCAAGTATACGCACAACCAGTAGCCAGCTATATTCCTGAACAAGCACATCAGCATCTACCTACCTTACAGCAAGAAAAAGACAAGGTCTGGGCCACACACCCAAAGCCTCATACCTTGCTAGTCTAATAGAGCACGAGTCTTGCATCTCCTTAAAACACTCACGTTGCTGGAATCCTAAGTCTAGGCTTAAGACTCCCCGTGAGGAAGGTGCAGGACTTGGTCAGATTACCAGGGCTTTTAAACCAGATGGAAGTATTAGGTTTGACGCTCTTGCAGACCTAAAGCATAAATATCCCAAAGAATTATACGATCTTAACTGGCAGGTAGTTTACGACAGACCAGACCTGCAAATCCGAGCACTAGCATTAATGATGCGCGATAATTATCAGGCTTTTGATAAGTATGTCTTAGACAAACGTGAAGCATATGCATTTGCAGATGCTGCCTATAATGGAGGTTTGGGCGGAGTTAATAGTGAACGTAGAGCTTGTAAGTTGGCAAGTTGGTGTGATCCTAACCGGTGGTTTGATAACGTGGAGAAACTTTGTTTAAAGTCTAAGGTGGCACTTTACGGTAATCGTAGTGCTTGTGATATTAATCGTCATCATGTAGAGGACGTACTCTTAAACCGCAGTGCAAAATATACACAGTACGTTCGCTAAACTTTTTTTAAAGGTTTTTATGGCTAATAATTCTGGTAAACAAGTTCGTAAAGCACTACTTCTTGAACATCAAAATCCAATTGAAAATGGCTTTAAAGAAGTCAAGCCACTAAACGAAATTCAAAGTGTATACTTGGATGCTATTAAACGCAATGATATTGTTTTTGGTATTGGCAGTGCTGGTACTGGTAAAACCTATGTAGCCGCTAGCTATGCTGCTGGTCAACTATTTCACCGTAAAATTACAAAGATTATACTTACTAGACCCAATGTAGAAACTGGCCGTGGACTAGGTTTCTTACCAGGTAAACTAGACGATAAGTATGCGCCCTACCTACAACCATTTGATTCAGTGTTTAACAGAACGCTGGGTGCTGGTTTTTATCAATATGCTTTAAAAAATAAAGATATTGACCCTAAGCCTATTGGTTTTATGCGTGGCATGAGTTTTGACTATGCTGTAATCCTAGTAGACGAAGCACAAAACTTAACCAAAACTGAACTTAAAATGTTGCTAAGCCGCGTAGGTAAAAACTGTAAAGTTGTACTTAGTGGTGATCCTAAGCAGGTAGACATTCCTGATAGTGGATTAGAGGACGCTGTTCAACGCTTAGGCAAACTGCCAGGCATTGAGGTAGTTAAGTTTGAGGACGAGGATATTGTACGCAGTAAGATGTGCAAACAAGTTATCTTAGCCTATAACGACTAAGTAAAAAAGCCCCTAAGCATTGCTGCTTAGGGGCTTTTTTATGCACCAAACTTTTCGTCTACTTGAATGCCCTCGTTAATTTCATGCTTAATAGTCCTGCCTAACTGTGCCTGAGCTTGTTGCTTGATGCGTTCAGTTAGTGGATTGCAGATTTTAGCAGGCAGTTCTTGCATAGCTACTAGAATTACTCCTAGTTCTTCTTTGGTTAAAGTAATTGTAAGCTCTTTCATCGGATTGGACAGGCTCCAGTTGAACAATCTTCACCTAAGATTTCATCAAAGCTGTTAGCATCGTCTAGCGTAACTGGTTTAAGATTCATAGCATAGTCTTTAAACGTACGCTCGTCTACTACTTCCTGTGGCAAGTAAAGATAGCCTAAATCCTTAGCAGTTTTGGTAGGGTCTGTGCGGTAAATAAAGCTTACGCCCACATAGCAATCCCAATTGTCTAACAACCAGCTAATAATATCCGGCACCTCTGTGGGATCATAGCTAATAGTCACCGAAGTATTTTGTTGACACCACGAAGTTTGCAGCAATTTATACCGCTCTAGTTGTGCAACTGCACTCTCCAAGTTAACTTCTTTGCCATCTACTTTATCAAACGGCACGCTATCCCAGCTAACTGGAAAGGTTACTAAGACGCCGCTGTCATCAGTAGGATGATTGATTACATGATAGTTTGCTTCACGCAGTTTATCTACTACTGGATCGTATTTAGAGAATTGCACATTGTTGAAAATGTACTTGCCTAGTGGCTTGTGCACACCTTCTGTGGTATCCATAATCTTGCTGACTGTACCACTAGGTTTAATACAAGTAATATTTTTAGGAGCAGGTAAACCTAATTCTTGACTCATACCCACAGCAGCTGCAGTTGCAGTACGCTTTAGGTATTCATAGTCATAGCTGCCCATATCTGGTCGCATTGCAATACCAGTTAGACCCACACCACAGAGTCGTAAAAAGTAGTTGTTGAGGTGCCAAGACTCTTGTAGGATTCCATCTTGAAGGTTAACACAGGTTTGTCGGTAATTTGCTCTAGCGGCCAGTCGAATTGCTTCATGTAAACCGGCAGTGTCCCCTCGGAACTTTCCAATATCAGTTTCCGTAAGATTGCAAAACGATTTGTTTCCAAGTAAAATCTCCACACAAGGATTAGCACCCTTAAACCAAGGAGCGCGACGTAGCGCCTCCTGCTCGTTAATAAATCCCGGCTCACTACCACCAGCTTCCTGCATAAGATGAAAAATATGCTCTAGGTCATGGCGACTAGGCTTTTCCTTGAATACTAAGGAGTTATTACTTTGCTGACGATGTGCGTTGTTGTACAACCACCAGTCTTTTTTAGCTACCGCAAATTCTTCCCATTCCGGTTGACCATAGTCAAATAGCGCAATCTCAGCGCTACGACGACTTGAGAGAATAGTACCAAGCCAATTAACAATGTCGAGAATATCCATACGAGTAAGAAGGCTATCGGCCCTACCGTTAAGAATATTAGAAATCGCAACATAAGCCGTAGAGATAGCACTGTCTCCACTAGAAATCCAGCCATAGCCTTTTAACCTTTCACCAGCAGGTCTAAGTTGACTAAAGTCCAGCACAAGAGTATCAGCAGGATATTTGCCAGCCAGTAGCTTGCCAATACTTTTTGCCCACGCCTCTGCACTGTCACCGATCTGTAGTGTCCAAGTTTTGGTTTCTGCATCCCAGCTTTCAGTATTGTACTCATTTCCACCTTTGTCTTTACGTTGACTGCGTACTACACGAATATTTTTAATTGGTTTTGAAAAGCCGTTTAGTGTGCCTACAATAGGTTTAAAACCTACACCACAACCTTGCAGGAGCAGCCAAAGCACATCTACTACATCATAAACAGTTTCAACATGAGTAAAACTGCAATTAAACTGACTGGCTTCACGAGTTTTGGCTACTTGAGTGCCACCCAACCAAAGCGTTCTGCCACTCATTGTTACTTTACGATCTAAGATCAATTGTTCTAAGTCATAAAGTTCTGCGTACTCTAGGTCATTGAGTTCACGACTTAGTGCACGTTCCCATAACCAAGCCTGATGATCAATAACTCGGTTAACTGTATCTTGCCAGCTTTCAAATTGTTTTCCGTCGTCTGAAACTGGGCGATTATATGTACGACGTGTGATTACTTGTGCGCGTGTTGAAACTGTCATAGTATCCTTAATTTTTAAGTGAAATAATGAAAAGTAGTCTACTTTATTAATCTGTAAATAAAGTTAAAGTATATTTATTACCTTCCTGCGGCAGATAAAGGATCATGTTTTTCGTCATATATTTCAATTACATCGCCATCTAAATTTCGTAATGCAAATATACAGTAATATAATACACTATCTGTTAATGCGGTTATTTTATGATTTAATTCTTTTCTAATTACAATAAAAGTTGGTGCTTCAAATTCTTTTAAAGTATTATTACTTTCAACTTCTATTTTTATTTTTCCTCTAATTAATAGTGTTACATGATCAAAATAATGTGTATGACCAAGATGACTTTCTCCAGCTTCTTCTATAATATTTTGTCTAACCCATATATTACCAAAATATCCTAATTCTGATTTAAGTATACCTTTCATAATTCAATAACTGGAGTTTGGTTAAGAATCCATCCTCTTTCTATCCATTTTAAATTATCTTCATCCCATGCATATGATTTTCCATTATCTGGCATAGGTATAGGAGGAATCCAAGTACAAGTATTTTCATCTAATATCCAGCTAGAGAATAGCTTTTCAGGAATAAAAGCATCTCTTTCATCATCATAAGTATAACCAATAGCAGCAAAATTTTTACGAAAAGGTATTCCATCAATTAAATTTTGGTTAGCAAAAGTATTAAAACTAGTTCGTTTACACCGCATACCCGGGCGAAATTGTTGATAATGTTGTTCCCAATCAATATCATCTTTGCCTTCATCTTTACCTACAATAACTTCTGTTACTAAGTTATTTTCATCAATAAATGCATAGTGTGCCACGTTATCCTCCTGTACTTCCAAAACCGCCAGCACCACGTTTAGTGTCATTCCAGAAGTCTACAAAATTAGCAAGTACCACAGGCATTATCACTAGTTGTGCAATCCTAGTTTCACCTGCAATAATTTTATAAGGCTCCCAGCCAATATTTTTTAAAATTACTTTTATATTTCCACGGTAATCACTATCAATAATGCCTACGCTGTGAGGGATAATAATTCCTGTTTTCCCTTGCGAACTCCTGTTAAAAACAAAGCCCGCAAACCCTCGTGGAATTTTAACCGCTACACCAGTATCAAACAATTTTTGTTCTTCGGGCCGCAACTCATAGTCCTCGGTACACAGCAAATCAGCACCGGCATCTGTAGAGTGCTGACGTTGTGGCATAAACTTAGGGTCTGTTACTTTACAATGCAGGGTAAGTGATTCGTTCATCGTACATATTCCTGTAATACTGTGTTTATATGTTGTGTGTTATCGCCTAGTGCATCTTTACAAAAACTGACTAGATCCATAAGTTGATAGTTGAGTAAAATTCTATCACCGCTTTGATTTAGTGTTTTAATATATTTTAGTTTACTGTCAATAGGTAATTCTGCTACAATATCAAGTGCGCTGCCGTATTGTTCTACTAGCTGTTTAGCACGTTTTGGGCCAATGCCCTCAACACCCAGCACATTATCACCAGTATCGCCCATTAAACACTTTACACTAATATAGTGCTCATGCGGAAAATCATAATGTGTATGCCAGTTATTAGCGGTAACCTCCTTGCGTGTTACATAACTAAATCTGCTTACTTGTTCACCTACTAGCAAATCCCAGTCTTTATCACTGGAAATCAGCCATATGTGATCAACAGGTAGAGTGCTACGAATATTAGTAATGTATGCAGCAATGTCGTCAGCCTCGGTTTGTTTATATTGTAGTACTGGATAATCAGTAGTTAGTCGAATGTTATCTAAGCTAGCTTGGTAATCTTCAAAGAACAATTCAAATGCAGCACGTTCAGCTTCAGTTTGTTCAGCAAACTTATCTTTGCGATTTTGTTTATACTCAGGATAAATTTGTTTGCGATAGCTGCTTGAGCCTTGATCTGCTGCAATGACTACCCAGCGGGCCTTATAACTTTTCTTTAGGCTATCAATAGTACGCTTGTAATCTTCTGCAAAATCTGTAGCACCGCTGTGTTTCCAGCGAAAAGCTAAGTTTAAGGCATCTACAACCATTAAACAGTTTTCTTGCTCACTAACTTCTTGAAACGTCTTACTCATCTTTTTCCTAATTAAATAATATTCTACTAAAACCTACTAAGTCAATGGCGACAAGCAAGAGATAGTTAGCCAACATACCAAATGAGCGGCGAGACCAAGCACACCAGGCATAGATAGCACAACCAGCAATCCAAGCGGGATAAAGAGCCATAAGTGGAGGGTTTGGTACTGTTGCAGCCATTGTAATAGCACACCCAATACTAGTAGCCCAAGCAACCAGCTCCATAATAAACCTAAAACGATTGGATTTGTAATCATTTTTTATCCAGTCAACGGTGGGTTTTAGTAATGTGTTTTCCATTTAATATTATACTAAAAATTTAGGGCAAAGTCAAGAAGTAAATTCTGGTTGCTCATTTACTAACCAATCTTCTAGTAATGAGATATAGAATTCATATTTATCTCTAAATACATAAATATGTGGATATTTACTAGGTATCCAGTTAGCGGTAAATGCTACAAACAATTTACTACGATCATGTTTAAATATTAGCAAGGGTTCTTTTTTAACTTGATTACCCTGCCTAACAGCTTGTTCCCAGAATTGTAGCAATTGTGGTGACTTAGATGTTAATATAGCGCTAGTTAAATGATCGTCTGCATATCCCTTTGCCTCAACACAAAATCTGTTGTTACAGTTAGGAATATAAAGATCGCCTTTTAAACCGTGTTTTTCATCTAGTGCACCTGAACCAGGAACTCTCTCCCACCCTAAACCAGTGTGTTTGCGGAGAGCGTCCCTGATTACTAACTCTGTTCTAGCGCCTTTAGCTCTAGAGTCAACCATTACACTAGTGTTACTTTCTCACTAGCAGTTGTAGCTACTGTGGATTCCATTGAAAGGCTAACAGTTGCTGGTTCTGGTACAAAAGCTGCTTCAATATCCATTCCGCAAACTTCACCTGTGCAGTTTTGATCTACTCTATAGATTAATTTATTGCCATAAACTTTTAGTGTGCGACGTTCTTCTTCAGTAATCCAGTCGCCAACTTTTAGTTCTGTTTCCCTGCCATTTTTAACGGCAGTAGCCTTAGCATTAACTAAGTGTTCAATTTGATACATAATATTACCCCTCGATTCTAGAGATGTTGTTTCGTTTAACAACGTGTACTTTTTCCAATAAGGGATGGCTGAATCCGTGACTAACGAGGACAGTATTAAGGGACTCTTCTTTGAGTAAGACTTCAATTAGTTTCTCCTTACCATCTACATCTAATGCTTCTATAGTTTCATCTAGGATTAACAAGTTAATTCTACTTTGACTTAAACTTTGCATTAGTTTTCTAATTGCTAATAGTGTAGCAACATTTACACGGGCACGCTCTCCGCCGCTAAGTGCTAAGATATCAATATCTGTTCCGTTATCAGTAATCACAACATTTAATTTGTCACTACCACTAATCTGAAAACTAATTTGAAATCTTCCGCCACTTAATTCACCTAGATATTCATTACTGATTGCCTCTAGGTCTTTGACAAGATTTTCAATCTTATAGGCAACTAAACCAGTAGTACTAAAAGTTTTTACTAGTGTATTAATGGTATTTAGTTTTGCCGTTAATTGTTTAGCTTTAGCATCCCATTCACCAAGCTCCTGTTGCATTTCAACTATTTGTGATTTAATCAACTCTAGTCGATTATTATGCGCTGTTACTTCGTGATTGTATTTTTCAGCTTTGGCAATATCTTGTCTAATAGTTTCTATTTGCTGTTGCAAACTTTTTAATTGTTCTTGTAATATTGCTTCATTCAATAGACTATCGGGCAGTTCCGTGTCAATTAATTGATGATATTTTTCCCACTGTTCTTGATTGTGAATAGCAGTTTTCCAAGCAGCAAGTTTGCTGTTATACACCACAATTTTTGCTGATTCATATACTGATTCAGTTTTAGCGTTTACTATAAGTGCGTCTTGTTCCGCAATAAGATTCTTTGTTTTAGCCTCGTCAATTAGCTGTAGGCAAGTAGGACAATTACCATGTAATGCTTCCATTTTTCGTTTAAATTGGGTTGCATCTTGAATAGTTTTATCATACTCAGCTTTTTTGGTTACAGATATGCCTATATCACCATCAGGTTTATCAGGCATAGGTAACAGTGTAATTTCACTAAGCAACTGTTTGTATAAGTTATTTTTTGTAATCTTTTTATTAGTTTTTTCAATATCCTGAATAGTAGTTGATAATCTACTAGCTTCACTAACAAGTTGATCGTCTAGGTTAGGCACTAGGCGATAGCTTTTTGTATTAAAGTTTGTATCCTTGTACTTACTAATCCACTGCTGAATAGTATCCAATTTAGCTTGTGCTTGTGTAAGGTCTTTACCTATTTCCGCTGCTGCTGCTTTAAATACTTCTCCAGCTTGGGTATACTTGCCTAAGTTAAGCAGCTCAATCAAAAACTTTTTTCTAGCAGTATCAGCACTGGTTAAGAATTCTAAACTACCTGCGTGTGATTGATATACAATCTGTGAAAAAGTTTTGTGATCTATGCCTACTAGCTGCTCGATTAGTTTATAGGTAGTAGTGGCAGTGTGTCCACTAATATCTTCTAAACCTTTATACAGCTTTACTTGCTGTTGTGTGCCACGTTTTGTTTCAATCTTGTATTCACAACCATCTTTGTCAAAAACCAGTTCAATTTGATATTGTTTGTCTTTAATATAGCGGTTTAGTATATCGCCTTTTTTAATGCCTTTGCTGTTTTTGTTGAACAGGACTTCTTCTAGTATAAGTGCTATACTGCTTTTGCCATGACCGTTTTTACCTACAAGCTGAATAAGTGGACTTTGAGTAAAATCAATCCGATTGCCATCACTATAACTAAAAGCATTAGACCATGTTAATTGTTTTAATGTAATCATAGCTCTAGTTTGTCCGAGTAGTTATAGAATTCTTTAAGTGTTAGGGCAACTGCATCTTCATTAAGCTGTAAGATATAAGTTAAATACTCACGCACTTCTTCGCCTAGGCTAAGTTCTGGGTCTAGGATTAGCTGTGTTTCTTGTGCACGCTTAACTACCTTTTTATCAATAAG